GCTACTTGCTATCAGTCGTATCAATAAGCGTCCTTTTTCTATCGGCCAGCTTGTAAAACGCACTAACCGCATGTATGGCAAGTCAATAGGCGATTTTATAAAAGAATTGGAAAAGGAAATGAATGCAATCCATAACCAGCGCCTTGACGCCGGTACTATGAGTATTGTGCCGATGGGCGTTTATCGCGCCGCGTCCGGGCTTACACCCGAAGAGATACAGGTACGTCCCGGTCTTTGGATCCCGATGGATGATGTTAATGACGCCAAGTGGCTGGTAATGCCGAATAATTCTATGGTCAGCTTCCAGGAAGAGAAGATGATCATGGATATGGTGGAGAAGATCGCATCGGTGGGATCGTATCAGTCCGGCCAGGAATCCAGCGTTAACCGCAGCCGGTCTACGGCCCGAGGCACTTTAGCTATTATCCAGCAAGGAGATCAAAGATTTATCACTTTGGCTAAGAGAATACAGGTATTTCTCGCTAAGATATTACTGAGTATATTTCAGCAATATCAGGAAAAGATACCGCCCGGGCTTGAGCATCGGATCCTTGGCGATGACGGAGATCCCATCTTCCCCGATGGTATCGCCCCCGAGGATATTGCCGGCAGCTATGATGTTTATCAAGGATTAGATGCTACCGGCGGCAGTAAGGCGATGCAGCAGCAAGTAGCTTCTATCCTTTATCAAGGCATGATTCAGAATCCTTTGGTATTACGTAACCCCGGAGGGTTATGGGAACTTACTGCGGATGCTTTCCGTGCGGCCGGCAAGGTGGATGTGGAGAGATATATCGGAGAAAAGCCTAAGGCTCAAGATCAATTAGCGCAGTCGGTCATGGACGAGAACATGTTAATGCTCCAGGGGCATAAGGTTATGACCAGCCCCTTGGATAATATTTTAGAACATTTACATGGGCATACAATGTTTAGGGATTCTCCTGATGGCAATTCTATGCCGCCGGAGAATAAACAGCTTTTAGAAGATCATATTTTAGCGACTAAACAACAGTTGTTGCAGAAGATGTCGGATAACGCTTCGGCACAACAAGTAATGGGGTCACAGGCCCCGCAAGGAGCGCCAAATGCAGGACAAGGATATCCTCCAGGAGGGGCAAATGGGCCAGTTTTGGCTAATGGTCAAGCAACGCCTGGAGCAGCGGGTGGACCAGGAGCAGCGCCAAGCCCTGTTGCACCTGGACAAGGGGGAGTTGGAGAAGGCGCATAAATGCCTCGGTAAGATCGAGGCGGTAAAGTGGGTTATTGGGTTACCTCGGCTGATGTCGAAGGAACTTGGTACTCTGCAAGAAAAGGAGTAAGTATGCCAGATACGGTAGTAAAAGAACCAGAAGTTAAGGAAGTAAAGACCGAGGTTAAGACTCCGGTTGAAACCGGCATTAAGCCGGCGGTTACGGCGCCAGTATCTGATAAGGATATATTGAAGGCTTCGGTAGCCGAGGGCGTTAAGCCGGAGGTTAAGGTTGAACCAGAACCCGTAAAGGTCGAACCAGCGGCCGCGGTGGAGAAGGTTGAGCCTGAGGCCGATAAAGTTAAAATACAGAAGAGGATTAATAAGCTTCTGGAAAAAAATAAACCATCTTCCGCATCGCCAGTAGTTATTCCTGATGCCACAGTTTCTACCGATGGTTTAGATATCAAAGATGGCAAGATTGATATTAAAAAGGTAGATGAATATATCAATAAGAAGATCGCGGCTGCCCAGACTAATGTCATGGGTGCTTTGAGTAATGCTGAGAAAGCAGAGAAGGCCCAATCTGACAGGCTAGAAGCCAATAAGTTGGTTTATGAAAAACATCCTGAGATCCTTGATATTGATGAGGGGAAATCTAAACATGAAGATGTCCCTTTCGCGGTAGCCTTAAATGAGGCTTACGCGGAGTTAAGAACGATGATCCCAGGGTTCGATAATGTTCCCGCGGCGCCTAAGATCGCTATGGAACTTGCGGAAAAGAAATTCGGTGAATCCGAATCTGTACGCAAGGCAAGGTTAGAAGGCGCGGCACAAGAAAGTAGACGGCAAGCTTCGGTTCAAGCTTCCGGTGTGGTTTCTTCGGCAGGTGGATCTGGTGCTCATGTACCCGCAGCTACTGTCACTTTATCGCAAGATGAACAGGTTGTAGCGAAGCGGCTCGGGCTGTCGGATTCGGACTATGGGAAGTATAAAAAACGCGCTCCGGTTCTAGGGCCAACTTACTATGATAAGTATCGTTACAACAAGCCAAGGGGTTAAGGCTTAGAATATGGGTATATTCAGTAAAAATAAAAACCCGGGCGCATTTGGGGGCAGCCTTAGTTGTCCCGTTTGTTATAGTCTTGCTTTGCGTTTTGTAGAAGATGTTGGGCCATATGTGAAACGGTATCGTTGCCGTAAATGTGGTTTAGCTTTCCGGTATGAATACGCGAGTAACCCTTACAATCATCCGTATGCGTCCTTCAATAAGACGAAGTGGCAAGGGATTACTGAGCGTGGTTTAACCCCTCAGCAATTACTCCAAGGGAGAAAAATTTAGGAGTTTATCATGAGATGGAGTTATGACGTAACCGGCGCAGAGCCGATTTTAAGGGATATTCCGGTTTACAATAGTGGGGCGATCACTCGCGGTACGGCGATGACGTCTGGACCGGTTGCTACCCAAGTTAATGGCGGACGTTCGATTATTGCTACGCCTACGAGTTTGTCTAATATTATCGGTGTTATCCAGGAAGATGTTACCGCGGCTAACGCTTTGGCGGTATTAGCGACAGGGTTTGAAACTTATGCCAAGCATATTATCAATCCTTTCGCGGTATGGCGTGCAGCCTATGCTACGAGTACATCTGATCAGGTTATTATCACCACTGCGTCTACAGCCGGTACTTCAGTAACGGCGGCTGACACGGGCGATGCTAATGAGACGGGAGCATGGGTGTACGTTTCTAATTCGGGCGGCACTACCGGTGGATATGGTAATTTGTTTTGCGTAGGCGCCACCACGGGAACTACCGTATTGACGGCTACTTCCAACAATACCGCCGGACTTATCGGGAATGTAATCGGTGATTATTTCATGATTTTACATCCTCGCTATGGCGCTACGGTGGTTGGTGGATCGGTAAGTTTGGATTCGACTTCGATGTACGTTCAAGGGTTGATCGCCAGTGGTAATACCGGCCAGGCGATTGTGTTAGAGAATTATATCTCGTCTACGACCAGGGCTTCTCAACCGCTTAATATTGCTACCCATTCAGGAAGTAACTATGCGGCAGAGGCTCCTATTTTTAGCGCGGATTTAATGTTCTCTAGCCATTTGCTTTGCAATGGTGGTACGACCAATACGAGACCCATTACTTGATGATTGATTAACGCGGGGAGGGGTTAAAATCCCTCCCCTTAACTTAAAAGGAGTTTAATATGCCAGCTATTAGCGAGGATTTTCCGAGTTTACTTGAACCAGGTTTGAGAAAAATTTTTACGGAGCAATACAATCAGATGCCCGAGATGAGGCCGATGTTGTATAACGCTCAAAGTTCGGATACGAGTTATGAGAAAGATTCGTCCGAGGGTGCGTTTGGTAACATGGATCCTTTCACCGGTACCGTCCAGTATGACGATATCTATGAAGGTTACCCGGTTACTTACACCCATCAGGAGTTTGCCAAAGGTTTCAAGATCGAACGCCGGCTGTTTGATGATGACCTCTATGGTGTCATCGCAAAGAAGCCTAAGGGTTTGGCAATGTCAGCATCGCGCACAAAAGAGATGTATGGCGCACAGGTATTTAATACAGCTTTTGCCGGATCTGGGACTATCCAGGTCGGGAATACGGTTGTGTTAAATAACAGCGAAGGTTTATCTCTTTGCAACACGGCTCACACTTCCAAGGTACCGAAACAGGCAACACAGAGTAATTCCGGCACTTCGGCTTTGTCGGCCACATCGGTAGAAGCTACCCGAATTTTGATGAGCCAGTTTCTTGACGATCGCGGTAATAAAATTTCGGTTCAGTCGGATTTATTGCTTGTCCCGAGAAATTTGGAAGAGACAGCGTGGGAGATTGTTTCGTCTAAGGGTAAAGTGGACACTGCGGAGAATAACTCCAACTTCCATTTTGGTAAATACAAATTGGCGGTATGGGATTATTTATCCAGCGGCAAGAGCTGGTTTATGATCGACGAGAACATGATGAAGATGTTCTTGCTCTGGTATGACCGCGTTCCGTTGGAGTTCAACCAGGATAAGAGCTTCGATACGTACATTGCGAAGTATAGCGCGTATGAACGGTATGCTTTTGGATGGAGTGACTTTAGATGGGTTTATGGGAATAAGGTATCATAGTCAGTTAGTTTATCTTGGTTGGAAATTGAGCCTTGAAGAAACGGCGAGAAGATTAAATATATCTCGCTGGACATTGTTCGAGAGAAGAAAATTGTATGGATTTTTGTAATGGGTAAGAGAGCGTTAAATTCGTTCTGGCAGCCGGGGAAGGTTAAACGCCTTCTCCGGGTGTTCCTGTAAAAGGAGATTAAAATGGGACTCACGCATTTTCCGAATGGAATTTTTGCTACGCCTAATTTGGGCGGTGGCATTGTAACTCAAGGTAACATATGGTTCGTTAAACCGTATAGTGGTAGCGATTCCAATAGCGGTACCTCTCCGGCCACAGCCTTTAAAACTTTAGCTGGCGCTTTATCCGCGGCCACAGCTAATCAAAATGATATTGTTTATTTCTGTCAAGAGAACAATACAGCGTCTGAGACTACAGATTATCAGTCGGTTAATTTAAATTGGAATAAAGATGGTGTTCATCTGATCGGTATTCCTGCCTCTCAGTCTGGTCTCTATATCGGTCAGAGAGCTAGAGTAGCCCCCTCGTCTAGCGCCAATGCTTTTGCTAACTTGTTCACTTTATCCGCCAACAACTGCATGATCAGCGGTATCGAGTTTTTTCAAGGGGTCGGCGCGACTACGTTAAGTGCGGCTCAAACTTGCCTTACAGTATCTGGAACTCGCAACAGTATTACCAATTGTCAGATCTCAGGTATTGGTGATACTACTTGCGATTATGCAGGTTCCAACTCTTTGACTGTGGCGGCTGATGAGAATTATTTTGGTAATTGCTATATTGGCTTGGATACAGTTATCCGCGCCACCAGCGTTACTGAAGTAATTATCGGGCCTACTCAGCTGGTAGGTACTCGTAACATTTTTGATAAGTGTATCATCAATAGTTACACTTCAGGGACTACCTTCAAGGCTATGAGTTTTACAGCAGGTTCTTATCATACGGCAACATGGTTGAACAACTGTATGATAACCAATGCGCTTAACCGCACTAGCGTAGTAACGACTACCGGAGCGATTACTGCTCCCACATCTGGTACGGTTTACATTAACGGTGGTGGAGTTTTTGGTTATAGTAACATTACTACAGCTAATTCTTCCAATGTTTATGTATCTGCTCCGATATTGAGTACAGGAGTTAAGCAAGGTTTGGCTGGTCCAGTAACGATAGCGTAATTTAACGGGGTGGGAGCGCCGCCCAAGCGGTTCTCTCACCCCACTTTAAACTGAGGTAAAATATGGAAAAAGCGATTGAGTATGGGATAAGGAAACCGGAAGGTTCGGAGTTCGATCGTCGGCCCAATAAAGACGGCGCCAGCGCTTCTTATAAGTTCGGTAAGCTTAGTGATGCCGGCCCGATCAGCGGCCACGGTGAGACACAGAAGAAGAAACAGGGGGGCATGGTAGGCCACGGTCATGGCGGCAATGGTTTTGGCAAGGGTAAAGGTTCGGTAAGTTCTTTTAGCGGATCCAGCGGAGAGCAACATCAGAAGAAAGGCTTTGGTGGGCAGACCCGTGGCACGCATAAGTAGGTAAATAATGGAAAAGACTGCCCCAAAAGGCTTTGAACGTATCACTAAGGGCGCGGAAGTATCTCCCGCAGACTTACACCCCCGCGGGAATGCGGGGTCTAAGTTCAGGGGTCGTGACTTGCCGGCATGGGGCGGTTCGGATGGCGAGGAGTCTAACTTTAAACGTTGTAAACAGTGTGGGTTTATCTTAAATAAGAAGGTAAACCAGCCTGGTAGTGGATGGGGTAACGATAACTTTGTCCCCATAACCACTCTTGCGGGTGGTACGGCTAATGTCGAGGACAACGTATCAACGGCCGGTTGTCCGTTTTGCTCAGCTTCGGAGTATTAAATGCAGTATTTGAACAAATCTTTTTCGGTTTCTGGGGCAGGATTTGGCGAATCCAAGTTGAATACCTGTTCAGACACCGACAGAGAGCGGTTTCAAAGGGAAACAGAGGCGATAAGCGCTAAGATGAGTGGATCAGTGGTTTTGGATCCTCAATTTGAATCGTCAGATGAGTTTGGAGGATTACCTTTTACTACTGAGCAGCCGGAAAGAATAGTAGATGAGCAGGGTAAGGAGTGTAAGCTTACTTCGCATCAGAAAAATGCCCTCTACAAACAGGCTAAAGAGCTAAGATCGAAGATAAAGGATAACTTATGCACCCGGGATGAGTGCTGGGATCCTAATGATCGCAATGTGAATAAGATGATTAAGAGTGAATTTAAGGTGAGCGATAAAATTGATTATTTTACCAAGGCGATGAAGGCCGTAGGCGCTGACGCCAAGGATTATGATATAGAGCGTATGCGTCGTCCAAGATGATTTAATGCCCTTCGGGGTTAGGAGGATTATATGGGTTCAGGCATAGCACAAGAAAAGGTGATGAATGCAGTGAGTGTTGGCCAATCGGCTACAGTATATTCTAGTTCTGTTTTGAACAGATTAAGTAAAGGTTATGCTAGCGTTTTGGTTTCATCTACCGCGGGGTCAATAACCATTTCTGAACAAGTATCGTGGGATAATGTTAATTTTTTTGATGCTGTAGATACCCAGGGAAACGCTTTAGGCTCTGTATATACGGCGCTTACAGTTAATACGGGAAAATATATAGTCTTTGCTCCTGTGATGGCTCCTTACATAAGATTTAAAGTGATAGAGAATAATTCTGCGGCTACGGTAGTTACTTTAATTTATCTGTTCGTAGAAAGCGTTTAAGGAGGTTATATGAAAAAGAAATGGGAAATAATTATATTGACAACAATAGTTTTGATTATGGGGGTTGGTGTTTTATCTCCTGTTTTCTCTCAATGGGACGGCGGCGGGGCTTTTGGTTCGATCACTAATTACCTTAAGCAGGTTATGACAAGCATTATCCCCAATGCAAATAATACTTATAATCTCGGCGCGGCTTCAAAAAGATTTTCTAATGCTTATATCGTATCCGCTAATTTTGCTGATGGAACATCACAAACTACTGCGGCTACGGGAGCTTCTTCTAACGGTAATTCTGGCGCGATTCAATTTGCTGGATCAAACGGAACTTTTGCCAGCGATGCGGCGAATTTTTCCTATAATTCTTCATTACAGCTCTTGACTGTTGCTAACCTTAAAATACCTACTTCAGCGGGGTATCAAACAGATGCTACATCTGCAAGAATGAGAATAGCCAACGATTACCTTTTTTGTTTTGGTTCAAGCCAAGAAAATTTATATACCTATCGTGTATCGGGAATATCTCAAAGATTGCTTGAGATTGATATGGTACACCTTGGCGATGAAACAGATTATTTAGAGACGGGAGCGTTAGTATATGATACTGTCGCTTTGGCTGGAACTACTAAATTTGATAATTTTAATTCTCCAAATCCCGTATATTTAACTAGCGTGGGCGCTACTTCTGGTAATTTTATAGGATTTAGTTTAGGAATGGAAAATCAATATGCTAACGCCTCTACTCCTTTTGTAAGGATCCATAGTTTGAAAGGTAATACGGCTAATAATTCTTTGACTACCCCTGAGACCATGCCTTCATTTGAGATTGGCGATCAGGTTAATCTTACATCTTTACCCGCTAATGCCGATAACGGTTCGCTGGTGGTAGATCGGCATATCGCAGCCCTTGAAGGCGGCGCGGCCAATGGAGCTTGTTGTTTCATGGCAGATGGTAAAACTCTTGGGCATTGTACAGGATTGGTGGGGGCGAACGGAACATGTACTTGCGCTGATTGAGGTATTATGAAATTTAAAAATTTAATTTATCATA